TGAAAGTACCTGACTTTATAAAATGGGCAGAGTCAATGCAGAAAGAAGAAAACAGACTTATGCTGGTTAAAGGCGAAGAATATACTGTTTCTGATGAAGATAAGTTTAAGAACTTTAAGAGCATTGCTGAAAGAATGAGTTTAAGAACAGAACAGGTTGCTATGATATACCTACTTAAGCATATGGATTCAATTAGGAATTATATTCATACAGGCAAGGAATCAAGTGAAGAATCTATTATGGGCAGAATACAGGATGCTAGAAACTACTTATTATTATTAGGTGGCATTATTGAAGAAAATAAAACTTCCAGAGATAAGATGGTTGACTTATTTGATGGAAATATTTTAACTTAGATGAAAGATAAATCAGTATGGATTGGCACTCCCAATGGTGGATTAATCAAGTCGTTTTATAACTTTGATAAGTCTTTTATTAAATCTTATACAAGAGGTGGAGTTATGGAGTTAAGGAAGTGGGGATGGGATATTGCCAAAAGATAAATTTGGCTCAATACAATGGGTCATAGATGCCCTTTATACTGAAGTAAAAGAAAAAACCCATAGAAGACCAAGGGAAACTGATGAGATTAGAGCAGATAGAAATCTCTCTTGGTGTCCTGAATGTAAAAGAAAATGGAATATGTTTGAGGGGAGACTATGGGCTTCCCCTGATGTTAAGCTCTGGAAAGAAAAAATATGCCCAAGATGCGATTCCCTTGCAGAATAGAAAATGGCAAGTTAAAAATATTAAATAGGTCTGAATTTGATAGCATTATATCAAACTTAAGTGGTGACTATTATATTGAGATTGTTGAAACAGGAGTTAGGTCATCACAACAAAACAACTACTACTGGAAAATAGTTGATATGTTGGCAGAAGATTTGGGATATACTAGGAATGAAATGCATGGTGCTATTAAAGACCATTTTGATATTCAAACAACCAAGACCCTTACTACTAAAGAGTTTTCTCAGTTTATAGAGCGTATAATTATGTGGTCTGCTAAAGACCTTGGTATTGTTATACCTGATACTAAAACTCTTCTTCAATCCTCATAGAGACATTAAATACATCAGGTGCTACCTGAGTCATATCTAAACTATCCTGTCCAAATCTAGCAAATAAATAATCAGAATAAGCAGTACTTGTTCCATCTTGTGTGAATATAAATGGAGTGTGTCTACCATTTGTTTTATTCCATAAATCTTCTACAACCGCATCATCAGTAACATTGTGACTATCGTAATTATTGGGCATTACATCTGTAGCATTTAAATAACTAAATTTCATATCGTAAGACATCCTACCACCATAAGCACCAAAGCTATTATAATGAGTGTGAAATGGGCTTTTATTTGTGCTTGCTAAATTCTGCCTACCATGTTGAGTCATTGTAGAAAATCTTTGACCACCTAAAGATTCCTGAACTTTTACACCATCAAAATCAATACTTCTTTTAACTGATAAATCAGGGCTGTGTGGCATATCATAGTATTGTCCTAATAATATACATCCTATTTTTAAATTTGTACTACCATCAAATGTTCCATCACCATGACCAGTAGATGATTGACTATTTGTTCCTTCAAATTGTATTCCCCAATATCTGTCTGCCTGTGCAGGAAACTCAACAATCATATGTCCAGTATCCCAACTATTAGTATTATCAGGCATTGCTTTATTATTTGAAATATCTCCAGCTCCTATAATTTCTGTTAGTACGTTATTCCCCTCTGTATTTGTTGCACTTGCATGGTCTACTGCTTCTACATGAGATTTTGTTTCAGAGCTACTAATTCTGACTTTAGCATCTGCTCCATGCATATTGTGGTTTAATATAGCAACAAAATCAACTCTCCAAGATGATGACTTTGTATCAATCCATAAATTAACATGACCATCTGTATCTCCTGTAGTATTAAACTCTACTTGATTTAATGGTCGCATATCATAAAGTTCTTCAATATTACTACCAGACACAACATTTATTTGGTTTGTAGATGTACTAATACCTGTATGACCACCAAATTGGTCACGATTTTTTAAAAAATTAATAAGGTCTACATAAAACCTTGGTTTTCTTATATTTAAATTTGCCATCTTATTAAATCCTTAACTTTTATCCTACTTCACGGCAGGTAATTTTTATTTTTCCTAAACTTCTTTGAACAGTTGTTATCATATAATAATTATCCCAATCAGAGCCAAATGGTTTTAATTTATCAATATCAAATTTAACTATATCTCCAGTTTCTAACTTATAACCTTTTGATGGGTTTACAACAGAACATGAAACTGTTTTTTTAATATCTCCAAATATGTTCATATAATAATCAGCATATCCATCATTAGGGTTACCTGAACCCACATCAATGTTGCCTTGTTTTTCATAATTATAATCAAGCTCTACGGATTGAATGTTCTCTTTATCTTTAATATTCCATTTCTCTCTAGGACTAGGCGAAGTAGTAGAGTCTAAAGACTCTTGTGATAATAATTTTTCCGATGTAGCTGGGTGCATTTTATATTTAATATCCATTTTAGTAATTAAATCAGAAAAAGAAGTATGAGATATATTTATATTTGAAATATCTTCCCATTTTAAAGTAGATACAACATCGCTACTAGCATAACTATTTTTTATTGCCCAGTAACTTGGTGAACCATCTGGTCTCCATTTAAATATAAATCCAAATTCTTTTTGTATTTTTTCTAATGTTTTTTCTAATTCCACAGGTTTTAAAGCCCACCATCTAATGCTCCAGTTATTTCTAAGACTGTTTATATTTAAATTACTAGACCAATTATAAATATCAGAATCATCAAAATTAAAATTTGTAAATCTTGCTAACAAATCTCTATGTGCTTCATGTCCATATTTTATAAGTCCTGAATCTGCTGTTTTCCAATTATTAAATGCAGTTAATCCATCTCCACCGCTATACATAAATTTTATTTCTGATAAAGATTGCTTATCGTTTTCATCTTCATCTGCATCTCCCGCAAAAAATTCAGTTTTAATTGTTACTTTTATATCATTAATTGAGATAGTACCAGCATTATCAAAATTTGTGTAAAGCAATTTATAAGGAACAGAAACTTTTTGATTACCTGCTGGTGAACTGACAATATTTAAGGGTGTAGCTAGTAATGTATCTGCTACAAAATCTGGAGTAGTTGAAGTTTCTGTCCCCCCTGCATAAGGAGCAGGTGCAATAAATAAACTAATATTAGCATCATTTACGCTATATTTATGTGATAAATCTATATTAATTATATCATGTTCGTGAAATTTATCTGAAATACCTGTTGTAAGTCCCATTAAGTAGTGAGCTAGTAATCCATTAGAAGGTACTACAACTGTTGAAAATGTATTCGCATCCCCATCAAAAGCATTGTGCATATCACTAAACTCTGTACCCGATGCTAATGTATCTGTTGCTTCTCTACCTCGTATTGTTCCTACAGCTTTTTTAGATAGCTTTGTTCTTATAGTGTTAGTATTTTCAAATTGAGTTGTTGTTTCATCATCTACCCCACCCGAATCTGTCGCAAGAGGTATAAAAGCATCTTGACCTTGATACATATTCATGTGAGAATTAGAACTAGCAGAGTAAGCTCTTGGCATTAACGTAATAATTTCCTCATCATTTATTCTTAAAACAGGAACAGGGTATAATTCAGTATCACAAAAAGCTGGTGTATTTAAAAAACTAACATTTGGGGTATAATCTCCATATACTAAAGGTATATATGTTTTTGTTACAGGAGTTCTATCTTTAGGGATACTTATAAAATCCCAAGGTCTTTGGGAAGATAAATTAAAAGAAATAATTTCTTTACTGTTAGTATTAATATCATTTAGTCTTCCATTATAAATTTGTATACAATTAGATAAACTAGTATCATTATCTGGCTGTGAAAATACTCTGATAGTTTTATTAATATAAAAATTATCGCTAAATAATAAATCACTTAATAGATTACTATTTTTATAAGAAAAATTAGAGCATTGAAATGATAAATTAGAAGATTTCGCTTTAGAATTTTTTAAATCTATACTATCTCTTACAGCCCCTGATTGAATTATAGAGCCATGATAAAATACATTATCTACCATTGTATCTTTATATGATAGTGGTAAAAACCCTCCATATGTACCACCAGTAATATTTCCTTTAGATACATTGCCAGTTAAATCTTCAGAATATGTTTCTGCATTATTAAACTCCCAGTATGCTTTTAATGCAGATGATTGAGTGTAATTTCCAAAATTACTTAACAAGCTCCTAGTTACTCCATTATTATATATTGCTGTTCTATTATTAGAATCTAAAACACCTGCCCATATTGCTAAATTTTTTAAATACAACTTTCCACCATAATTAGTAGCAGTAAAATCTTCTCTTCCAATATAAGCCTTACCATCACTTACATAAGTTGGAGTGGTTACTGATGCACTACCACTATCAGATATTGTTTCAGCAACATTGTTTATATATATCTGTGTACCTGATGTTGCATTTGCAAATGTGCTTGTAATTAATACATGATACCAAGTATTAGCAGATAAAACAGTACTTCCAATCATTGTTCTGCGGTCACTTGAGCCTGCACCAGTATCATCTCCCCAATTAAATGCAATTTTATCATCAGGATTTTTTTCAATCCAATAACCAGAGTATGTAGCAGTAGAATTAGAAGCAAAAATATTTTCTCTGTTTTCTAATTCAGGAAAATTAATCCAAAAAGATACTGATATTCCTGTTGAACTTGTTATGGCAATAGGTGAAGATGCGTTTGTAGTTCCATAATCAATGTAATCATCTATTCCATCAAGTGATAAAAAAGAATCTCTACTATTAAATATTTGAAATAACCAATTTTCACTAATATTAGACCGATTATAGCTATCTGGAAGACTTAAGCTCATGCTAAATTCATCCTTTGTGCTTTTTCTATTGCTGGTATAATTGTATCTAATACTGTTTCATCTACAAGCGGTGCTGATATATTTAATGTTATACCACCTCCAGAACCTTGATTCATTTGCTCAAGATTATTTATACCTATAGAATCTACAGCATTTCTTGACATTACAAATTCACCTCTTTCAGCTTCAATCATAGTTCCACCTTGAGAATGTCTTTGTCCACCTACTAGCCCTCCTTGTTCAAATTTTTGTGCTTTCATTTGCATGATGTTAGCTGTACCTTGAGCAATAATTGCAGAACCTGTAAAAAATCCTAATGCACCGCCGTCCCTAAATGCTTTATTTGCACCTGCTAACATATCTACAAATGCACCAGCAATAGCTAAATCTCTTGCTACTTGTGCATTTGCTTTATCTTGCTTTGCCATAGCACTAAGACCATTTAATAATTGACCAAAACCTGCAATAGTAGCATCTTTATATTGTTTTTCTATTTCAGCACTTTTAGCTCTATTTTCATTATAAGAAATAGCAAACTCAATATTTTCTTTCATTATTCTTCCAAAGTTTGCTTCTGTAACTCCATGTTTTTCTCTTAATTGATTTAACTCTAAAGTATTAATTTGTCTTTCTTTTTCAATCTCAGTTGTTGACCCTGTAGCGTGAGCATACTGCAATTCAGACATAGCAAGTTTTTGAGTTTGCTCTAATGTATTTCCTGAAGTAGTATTTAATGATTTTAGTTGGTTTTCTAAATTTTTAATTTCTTCATTTACTTCTTTTGTTCCATCTGCAAATAAATCTAATTTATCTATTAATGCACCAACAGCTAATGTTGCTCCTAATATAGCAAGATTCTTTTTAGATATTTTGTTAAATGCCAACATAGCTTTATTCATTAACATAACACCTTTTGTAGCACCTATATATACAGTTCCCATACCTACTATTGCTACACTATATGCTTTTATTTCCTCTGTATCAACAGAGTCTACAAATGTCTTCAATAACTTTGCAGATACTAATA